TTGAGGAGCTACTTCACTGACTTGGATTTCTTCTTGCGCTTGAACCGGCCTATCCATTGGCATAGCCATTGCTGGCATATTAGTTCTAGTTCTATCGGGTAATGATGTAACAACATTCTTGACAACATCTAAGTTTTCCCTTTCTGACTCAACTTCTACACGCTTGTCTATCATGTTAGCTGCCTCACTACCTGCACCAAAAGCAGCTAATGCTGCAGCAAATGGTCCTGTCTTTTGTGGATTAGCCATAGCATACTGACCAGCTATGTTAGTTACTTGACCAACAGCATCAGCAGGACTAAAGCCTACTGGCATTCCTGTACCCATATCTACTTCTTGTTGACCTAAACTTTGTAAACCAGCTTGAGGAGAAGGCATCTGCATTCGTTGCACTTCAGCGGGAGGACGTTGTGCAGCCTCACGTAAAACTTCTATTTCTGCTAGCTTATCTAACCCGTCAATCATTATAAGCATCTCCTAATATCCATGTAGTTAGACTGTATCTTAGTCATATCTGCATGTAATGTATTTTCTTTATTATACAGCGAACCTTTTGAATATGCCATGCCTTCAGCTTTAGTTGCTCCAAAAAAATCAGGTGGTTGTACTATGCCTTTATTTACATTCTCAATAAATGTATTTTGGTTTATTATCTCTAAAACTTTTTTATAATCATGCATTAATTAAAATCCACCCAGCTATTACCTACATAACCTCTAAACTTACTCGCACTTATACAGAAAGCAATATCTCCACTTGCAGGTCTACCTATTTCTGTTACCGTAGTAACACTAAATATTTTAGTGGCTGGCGTAGAGTCTACTTCTACATCCCTTGATTCTAAAAGAAATTTTAATTCACCAGCATAAGATATAAGAGTATTATATACTTCAGTTAAATCTTCTGTTTTCTGATACTTGGGTAGTTCTGGATAAAGGAAAGCCATTATCGTTTGCCATCACTTTGGATTGCCATACGAACACTGCCCCATCTCCATGAAGTATTAAAACTATTACAAGACACTCTTACATTTGCTTGCCTACCTCTGCCTCTAAAGTCTATCTTCTTTACCCCTGAATTAATTTCAAATGGTCCTTTTTCAACCTCACTAGCAGCAGGAAACTCTCTAAAGTTAACAGACATATTCAAATCACCCTGGTTTATAGTGTAGTCAGGAATAATTCTATCTGCAAACATTAAATTATTTCCATCTTCTATATCAAAGTCTGCTGACTGTAAGAAGGAAGATAAGGCTACTCCATCTCCTGTGAACACTGACACAGGTTCATTATCCCAGATATAAGGTGTTGCTCCCGCAGATACTTTTCCTGTTGCCATCGTGTTAGTAAATACTGTAGCGTCTTTAAAGGTTGTATAAAAACTAGTTCCAAATGCCCACGTATTTTCTTCATAGTTATATAAAACATAAGCATCAGGTTCTAATGAATTTTCTGTAGGATAGAACCATACAATTTCGTGAAACTCTGAGTTTACTGCAGCATATACTTTATCTCCTTGTGTTGAGTTAAAGTTATCATATACATATCTACGAACAGTACAATCTAGCTTACCTATTCTACCATCAAATTTATAGAAGTTGTTATCTCCCATCCAATAAGAAATACCATCTACGTTAATAGCTCCATGTTGACCTACTAATCCACAGTTAGTTCCTAGTTGTGACAAAGAAAAAATAAATGGTGGACCAACATACTGCAAAGAATACAACGCTTGATCTGACCAAACATGGATTGCATTGCGTGATCTAATACCACCTTTAAGAGTCGTTCCATCTACTACCTGTATCTCACCTGATGTAGAAGAAACTGATGGCGTCCAGTTGGTAAAGTCTTCTTGATCTGACCATCTAATTAATAAAGGATTAAATGCACTGCCCGAAAACTCATTTGTCCCAAAAGCAATAACATGTCTATCATTAGGAGATACAACAATACTATTAATGCTGACAGGAGCAGTAGTTACTATAGCTGCTCTTATAGGAGCTAGACTTGCATCTGCATCCCAGTGTAACAAATTACCGCCTCTGCGAACAGCCAGTAAATCTTCTCCGAAGTTATCTAATGACCACTGAGTAGCGGCAAAGGTTATGCCTGAAGACTGAGCAGGTTCATTCCATGCCCTTTCTCCTGATGTAGATACACCAGCATTATATATACCTGCACCATAACCTAGACCCTGAATGTTATCATTTGATCCTGTTCTTAGAAGAAAGTTAACTATTGCTGTACCTGCACTTGTGCTTGTAGCTGTTGCCACACTTGTAGTACTAATAAGAAAACGATTTGTTCCGCTTGTACTAACTGCTCTAAATACAGGTCCACCAAAACTACTGGCAGCAAAGTTAGTACTGGCAAAGTTTCTTATAGATGCGTTAGTAAAGAAGATGTAATCATTTACCGAAACATTATTTGCATTAAGACTAACTGCGATCTTATTAGAACCTGAAGTAGTTCCTAACTTACCTATTGATCCATCTGTTCCTACAGTTACTGTGCTTACAATAGGAGTTACATCATATAAAATATCACTAGAAAGAATGTATAGTTTTTGTTCTGTGCCAAAAGATAAGAGTCTTTCTGTATTGTTATTTTGCCAAGTAAGTAAATCTCTTCCTGTACCGTCAAAGGTAGTGGATAAGTGTTTCTGATAACCACGTAAGTTTTCTGGCTTACCTGCTCTAAAGCGCACACGATCACAATCATACCAAGAACCACCTTCAGAGTATTCTGTAGACTCTCTGTGTATTCCAGGTCTGAGATTAAATTTAAATAATTTTGCTGTTGTGCTTGCCATTTATAATCACTGACTAAATTCTGTTAGTTTCACAGAAGAAATAACGGTTCCACCACCTTGTCTAACACCACCACTATTTAATAATATTTCAAGTGAACCAGAATCTCCTGCTCTGAAACTAAACTGAATAGGGTCTGTATTAGAAACAGAAGTGCTATATCTAATAGGAAAAGCATTAACACCGTTACCATTATCAGCTATTTGTAAAGGAAAAGATGCTACTGCATCTGTAGCAGAATTTTTAAATAAAGCTAATGTCATATTTGTAGGAAACCCGGATGTCGCCCCTAAATTAATCAACGCATCTACTTCAATTCTATTACCAGAACTTAAAGGAGTTATTGAACATTCTAAAGCTGTAATATGATTTCCTTCTGTTATTTGAGGAATAGTATTATCAGAAGGAATAGCGGTTGTACCTAAACTTGTAAAAGCTGTAGTTTCAACATAAATATTTGAAGCTGTTATATTTGACCATGTAGGATTTGCGCTTGAACCTTGGGTCTTTAAAAATTGTCCTGACGTACCTGCTGGAAGGTTCTGTATATTTGTACCATTATTGTATAAGATATCTCCTTGAGCATCACTTCCAAAACTAAGTTTATTACCCAGACCATCAAAAGCAGAAGCAGATACTGTTCCTGAGAATCTGCCTGATACAGCAGATACTGATGTAGCATTTATATTTGTAGCTGACACAATTGATGTTGTTATCTTACTGGCATTAAGAACACTAGTAGATACTGATGTAGCAGTAAGACTGTTAACAGTAAAAGAACTTACGGATGTCGGGAATGCAGTCTGGTATACATTAGTCCCATCAGATGCTACCATTACATTAGAACCTTGTTGTATTGCAATCGCAGTATTACCTGCAGTTTTAATTTTAAGAGCAAACGATCCTGATGTATTGTTTCTTACATAATACATCTTGTTAACAGAAGGAATAATAATAGAAGTCTCTGCCGCAAGTGTACCATCAAAAGACAAGATAGCTTTACGTGATTGGTCTGTAGCACCATTAATCTGAGATAGCGTTAGAGGAGTTGTACCGCTGACTGATACTATCTGATATGCTGCAACTGCCTGATCGACCAGATCAATAACATTAGAATTAAGAAGCGCACCCCAAGAGTTAGGATTCTCCCCATCCGCCTGTTTCTCTAGTCTAATATTTGATGTATAAGTACTCGCCATTTTAAACTCCTAAGTGTGGTTCAGATAGATACAATACATATACTGTTTCTTCTGGATTCACTTTAATTTTATAAGCTGTTGCTATTGTCCCTGAAAATTTTTTAAAACTATAAATTTCTTCTACAACTAATCCTACCACTCTTACAGGATGGTGAAAACATCTATCATCCACAGATAAATTAAAGAATACAACATATGATTTTTGTTTTGATTCTTCTAAAGCTATGCCTACTCTTAATATTGCGTCCTCATCTATGCAGAAACTTTTATATGCAATTAAGTCTTCGGGCGTAAGTTCTGGTCTATGTAGTCCTTGTGCAGAAAAAGAATATAAAAAAACTTGTAAATAAAACAGTATAAAAATTAAAATGTATTTCTTCATGTCCTTGGGTCTTCAGGCCATCCACTAGTTATATCAATTTCTTCCAACGCTGGAACACTACTAGCATTATTAATAGCTGTTTCTAACTCTGCATGTTTAGTTCTTAAACTTGTACGCCATGTAGCTAAGTTACTGGGTTTAGCTTCTGATGTTTCTTGTTCACGAATTACTATCCAATCAGTTCCTTGCAAGTATAAAGATAAATTAATATTAATAATTTTTATTAAACTTTCTTTAATATCACTTACCGAGTGTGGAGTATTAGTATGTGTTCTAGTAACTACACTATCTTTAAATTCATCTTTATATGTGTTAGTGTAAAAAGTAGTAGACTTTTCTGACCCACGATTCTGTATCTTATAAACACCCACAGCTTCTCTTTGTGCGTCACTCCACAAAGTAAATATTTGACTAGAGTGTTTAATACCATCAATAGTAATAGGTTCTGGTTTATCTATAACTTTTACTATTGTGTTATTTTTTACTAATGCCCACATTATATAAATATTCCCTTATTAAGCTATACTTACCAAACCACCCATTACAGGATAATAATCAGGAGCAGTTCCAACACCACCTATTCCAATAGGTGTACCACCGTTTGTACCAGTTCCTATTGAAGTTCTTCCATCTGAAAGGTCTAAATTGCAATCAGGATTAATAGCACCGCTATTACTGCCTAATACTATTTGAGTAGCATCTCCATTAGCAGGAGCAAACCCACCTCCAATTAATTCACCAGTTGGATTACTGTTTCTCTCAAAGTTAGTGTCTCCTGTAGATCGAATAACTAACCAAATCTTACTTTCTTCTGTTACTACAGGATCAGTATTAAATGTATACTCGTTTTTTCCAGCCTGTGTGGCGATTGTTACACTTCTTTCTAATAAAGTATCAGGACTAGAAACACCATCATGTGTCCAAATTTCAACAAATGAACCACCAACTATTGTTGCGGTTGAATATGCCCTTGCTTTAGTAATAGTAAGAGCGTCTTCTCCCTGACCACTAGACCCAGCTAATATGTTTGTATTAAAAACCATTTTTATGAATACGCATTAGTTAAAACCATATGAACGTCTGTAGATGTGTGTACTATATAATCTAGTCTATCTATTGCATTAGCAGCAGTTGAGAGAGTAGGTGCAGTTCCTCCAGCAAAATCATAGCTTGTACCATAGGCTAAAGTTTGACTTCCTGTTCCATCCTGAACTACAAATATACTTCCTACCTGACCTGCTACACAATTAGTAGGATTATCTAAAGTTCTATTTCCAGCTAAAGTAACAGTAAAATTCTGACCTGCGTTTAAATCAACTGAGATGTTTGTTCCATCTGTTAGTGCATTAATATCTGCTACTGCAGACTTAGAAATATGTATTTGTTTTAAAGGTGTAGCTTTATTTACACCAATCTTACTACCTACCCTTAACTCACCACTTACGGACGCAGAAGTTTTAACTACCAGAGTATTGAATGTTCCGCTGTCTGCAGAAATATCTCCTGTAATAACTGCATTAATAGATGTAATAGCTGCTTTGTTAACGCTAGTTAATACACTAACTGCTGCAATGTTTGTGTTACTGTTTCCTATACTTGTAGCTAATGCTGACGATACAGCCGCCAACTCTGCCGATGTAGCGAAGTTAGAACCATCCCCAAGAATAGAATTAATAGATGTAATAGCTGCTAAGTTAACACTAGTCAATGCACTTACAGCAGCAATATTAACTGCGTTAACACTAGTCAATGCACTTACAGCAGCAATATTAACTGCGTTAACACTAGTCAATGCACTTACAGCAGCTATGTCTGAGGCAGTAGGAACTGCAGTGCCTCCTACGAATACATTAGTAGCTGCAAATAAATTTGCTGCGCTGACATTACCACTAAACTCTGCCGCAGTACCACTGACCTTACCAGTAAAGGATGCACCACTTACAACAGTGAGTTGATTGGCTGTAAAAGCTGGAACTGATGTAGCAGCAGATGCTTCCACACCTGTTAGATTTGATCCATCACCGTAGTAAGCTGAAGCAGTTACATTACCAGTAAATGTAGCAGCAGTACCAGAGAATGTAGAAGCAGATACTGCTCCTGTCATAGCAAGAGTTGTACCACTTACTTTACCTGTGAATATGCCTGTTGCTCCAGCAAATGTTCCTGCAGATACTATACCACTAAACTCTGCTGCTGTACCACTAACTTTACCTGTAAATGCTGCACCACTAACAACTGTTAATTGATTAGCAGTAAATGATGTTACTGATGTAGGAATAGAAGCTTGAACACCTGTTAGATTAGAACCGTCACCAAAATATGTTGATGCACATACAGCAGCTATCACAGTAGCAGAGTTACCAATTATCTTTCCTGATGCACTGATATTAGCGCCAACAGTTAGTTTGCCTGTTGTTTCAACTTCAGAGTTGCTTATTTTTAAGGCTGAGTTTGTTCCTTCGCCATCTGAAACAAAACGTACAGTTGAGTCTACACCACTATTACCATTACTTACCTGAAGTAAATCTTTATAAGTGTTTGATATAAGCTTGCCAGTGAGTGTTGCCATTATATTAGATTCCAAAATTTATCTGTGTCTTCCCAGGTAGTGTTGGCATTTTGCCATTCAATATTTCTATCTGAGTTAGACGGTGGACGGGGATTACGAATATTTGTATCGTCTCTTACATTAGGTGATTTATTCTGGGGATGATTTTTTAGATCATATGCTCCATCAAAGTCAGTGGGACAAACAAGTAAACCATAGCTGTTTAGCTTCATTACCCTATGCGGATAAACAAAGCCACACATATCACATACAGCTTTGGCATTCTTGTTGCTTGCCATTATTATACCCTATTTATTCGAGGTAAGAAATAAGCACTCGCTCTTTCTCTATCTTCATTCATGGCATTCATAAGACGCTCTTCATACTCTGCCTTGAGAAGACCAATACGACCTACGTCTATACCAGGACGTTTCATAGCCATGTAGTAAGCCAGCCCTGTAGTTAGGCAAGGTAAAAACCTACGAGATATGTCTGCATTTTGACCAGCAGATTTTGTTACATCTTCTGTGTATTTAACCTGTTCTAGTTTTAAAATGTCTGTAGTATTCTCTGGAATAGGCCAAAGAAATAAAACAGGATTACCTCTTTCCCTACGAATAGCATATTGGTTAGGTCTGCCTGTCTGGTTCTTACGAGGAATCTTTAAATACTCTTCCATTGTAATACGTTCAAGTTGAAGATCAACATTGTCTCGTCTAACAACTGCCTCAGTAATATCAATGGTGCTTGATGTTAAAGCATACGATGTCACACTAGTAGAGACTGAAATAGCAGTTGTACCAGCAGTCCAAAGGAGAATGCCACGGTTCTGCCAATCTTGGAGAAGAAGATTAATTGATCGGCGAGCAGACTTAGGTTCATGTCCTAGTGTCTGCTCACCACCAATCATCTCTGTTGCTTCTTGAATAACTTCATCAATATCCATTGAGAAGTCATATGTTCCACTAGTAGCCATTCAGTTATTCCTAGTCTTTATATTCTATGGTTTTACCTGGATCATAGTCCACTACAACATCTTGTTCTTTGGCTTTAATCTGCGGACCTTTACGTGCAGCGCCATATCCCTGACCAGTAGGACGACCTGTCATTTTATCTATGTCTTCTGCAGTACGAGGATTACGAATATAGTTATAAGTATATTCTTTTATTCCTTCTGGATTATTAGACATCTTTATCTCCTTTTAGATTTACTTCGTCTATTAGTTTTTAAGGCAGGTGACTTAATAAG